TGTAGGTCCTAACACCTTTTCGTCTTGTTCTCCATAATTAACAACAACAATGCCTTCGTCTATTTGAATTTTTTGAATATCATTTGTCGAAAGATTAACTAAAGCCATATTGCACCTCCTTAAAATATTCTTGCAATAAAAGTAACTCTTCGCATAGAAGAGTCCTGTTCGGTCATTTTACCTAAATACTGGCCATCAAAATTAATATGAAAGCCAATTTCTTCATCTTGATAGTGATAACCATCTAAACCTATTCTTAAATCATCACACAATTTTTCTACATTGGATTCTGATAATTCATTAATATATAACTCTATATCAAATAAAACTTGAGCTCCATAATCAAGAGTAGAAATAGATAAATCTGGAATAACACCATAAGGATAAATTGCATCTTTAGGAGTCCTTTCAAAATATACCGTCATAATTTCATTGACTTTCGGCATAAATTTATTTAAAAAATGGTCTATTTTAATCAATTTCTTCATCTCCTCCTAAGTCAATATTCATTCCTTGTTCTAATGTATATTCTTCCAATTTACAAAGTCCTTCTTGGATTGCATTTTGAATTTCATCAATATTTTCATATGCTGTATTTCTTAAGAAATTTTTGCTTGACATTCCAGGATGCTGCACTATATAGCCATATTTAGTATGGTTATCATGCAATTCATATGTAAGTTTACCTCCTTCTTTAGACTGTATAGTTTGAATTGTATGTGGCCTTGTACCAAATTCAAACCATGTAGGATTAACAAAATATTTAATTCCGTATTTTTTTCTCATTTGTTCTCTAGTTAAATAACCTACTTCTAAATAAGGTTGCCCAGTTTTATAGTTAATTTTAGCCCAAGCTTTTACAGCCTTCTTAAAATATCCCCTTTTTACTGGTATTTTTTCTTTTAATTTGCTAGTAACTATCTTACCACCCTGTTTTAATGCATCTTTAGAGAGCTTCTTCATCATTTTGATACATTCTTGTGATGTATCTATAAATTCGATTTTAGTATTTTCCATATTTATTTATTTTCAATAACTGTTGATGTTAATGTTAATTCAATAACATCTTCTTTCTTATAAGTTCTTAATATCTTATAAATGATATTGTTGTATTTAATATGAGTTACGCCATTTAAATCTAATAACTTTGATTCTAATTTTATTTCAGGTTTGAATCCAGCAGCTTCTGATTGATAAAATTCACTTTGCCCTATACTTTTTTCATTACAGTAAAAAAGATGTTCTGTATATGTTACTTTCGGTCTATTTTTTCTATCTAATGTTATATTTTCTTTCATTAGATAACCAATATTTTTAAAATACATATTTATCCTTTATATTTATAATTTATATTTGTAGATAAAAGTATTTTTAAGGACTCATAAGATTTCATATATCTTTCAGCTTCTGAATTATCAAATCCGAAATGTGCTTTGCAATACAAAGTAATGGCTTGAAGTATCATTGTATCATTTGAATTAAGAATAGAAGGGGCAATGCCTACCAGTTCTAATTCTTTTTTACAAGATTTTATTAGACTATTTATTTCTTCATCGAATGCATCATTGTTTATTCTTAAAGAAAGTTTGACTTTTTCTAGCATTGCCTATACCTCCTTACTAATTAAGCTGTTGCTTTAACTAATTTTACGAATGCTTCACCAATAGCTGGCTTACCATCGAACATAGCACAACCTAGGTATTCAAAACTATTAGCACTTAACTTTTTATCAGTGTCTACAGTTACATCTTCTGATAAATTTCCTGCATACATTTTGAAATCTCCTAAATATGCTTCATGGAAGGTTACACTATCATCTAGCATTACTTCATAACCATCAACATAGAATTTTCCATTTTCTTTTACGAAAATATCATTTTTAGATTTGTCTTGTAATGGTCTAAAATCTGAATATAATGTTTTCTTACTCATTAACCATTTAGCATTTGCATCATATGCACCTGGCAATAAAGCGATTAAATCAGTTACATTAGATTCTGTTAAATTTGCAGTTTTACCAACAGTAACTGAATTAGTAGCTCCCCAAGTATTTGCCTTTTCAACACCAGTAGGCTGATTTGTTCCTGTTCCAGAAATAATTAATTTGATAATTTTTCTAGCTATTCTTCTTGCTAACATATTTGTTAACCATTTTTCAAATGCATCAATTGACATTTTTGCAACTGTTTTTGAGATAGTAATATATTTTGTAATCTCATATGAAGTTAAACTTACTGGAATCAATACTTCTCCATCTTCTGTAATAGTTGCTCCTTCAGTATGAATGTTACCATCTGTTTGGTCAGCTTCAACTGCAAATGTTACATTTCCATCAACTCTTAACAATTCAATTTCTTTTAACAATGGAGCATATTGCTCTAACTTCTCCATAATTAAATTTTGTGTTACTGTAGGAATAGCAGTTCCGACAGAGTTTGCAGCTGAAGTCATTGTTCTTTCTTCTGCATCAGTTAATTTCTTTCCTTGTAGTTTTTTCAAAAATGCTGTTCTATATTCTGCATTTTCTAATATTTTTCTTTCTTCATTCATTTCTTTTTCTCCTTTTTTATATTCTTCTTTTTTATCGCCAATAGCTCCCCTTTTAATCTTTTCTAGAGTTTCTCTTCTTTTTTCAGCTTTTGAAACTAATGATTTCTTTTCTTCCTCTAGCTGTTCAACTCTTTCTTCAAGTGATTTCATATCTTCTTCTGAAATATCCTCATCGCTTGAAAGTCTTTCTTCAATTTGCTTTAATTCTTTTTGAATTTCATCGTAATTCATTTTAAATTCCTCCTATTTCTTTTATTTTTAAATTTAAAAGGAGCTTTCTTTTTGAAAGTTCCCTTTTGGCTCTTAAGTTATCCAACTTCTTCTTTTCACTATCCAGTGTACTCAAAGCACGAGCATATATTGAAGTCGTATCATAGAATGGCGTATCCACGACACTCACATCATACAAACGATCAATCTTTAATATTGTCCTTGTATCAGTAGATAAATCCCATTTTTCTTCTTCTACCGTAAAAGCAAAACTCATTTTATCTAATAATCCAGCTTTTATAGATTTATAAATATCTATATTAGAAGTAGTATTAATAAGTTCTGCTCTAATTAATAATCCTTTGTCATCAATTGATAAACTTAATGAATTATTTCTCGTCCTTGCTAATATCAAGTGACTATCATCGTGATTATATTTTAACGGGACATCTTTCATATCACATCCATTAAATGCGTTTTTATCAACTATTTCAGTAAACCCATGAGTTGCTGGACTATCAAATACAACTGCATATCCTTCTACAATCATTTTTTCGTTATTGTTTTCATCTCTAACTTGTAGATTTTCTGCAAAAAATCTTACCTCTTTTTTATCATTCATATTAATACTCCTTCCCACTAGGTAAAATAAAAACAACTTCTTTATCTTTATAAGTCGTTTCTCTTAACATGTCTAAATATTTTTTTGTATGTGTTGCATTAATCTTGATTTCCTTCTTTTCCTTCTCCGTTGTCTTCGTCTGTTCCATTATTATCACCCTCCTTACTAGAATCATCATCACCATCATTTTTATCTAAATTATTAACCTCTGTATATTCTTTACGAATATATCTCTTATCTTCTTCGTCAGGTACATGTGGAAGATTCCAAATGTCCATAACCTGATTGGTACTTAAAATACCTCTATCAAATAATTGCTGTGAAACATTAAGTTTTGTCGTATTACTAATAAATTGTAATTTTGTACTTTCTAATACGACATATAATCCTTTTTCAATATCAGACTGTTTTATAATCATATTTGTTAATACTTGACTAATTTGAATTGCTATTGGTTCAATAACATCTTCATAAAATAAATTCCATTGATCTTCTGTTGCAGTATTTTGCAATATGGCTTCACTCATATGAAAATAATCAAAAACATTATTCTTTATTAAATCCATTTGTTCTTTATCTACAATAAAAGGCTTACTATCTACTTTTTGTATTTCTGAATATTTACTATCAAATATTAATATTCCTCCATTATTTTCCATAGATAATTGTTCTTCTTTTAGTCTTTTTTGTTCTTTCTTAATGCTTTCATCATTTTGTACAATTCCAAGTCTAGCTAGGAATCTAATCATAGCACCACTTTTTATTCCTTCTTTGATTCCTTGTTCTTGAGTGTCAATTAAATCCATAGTGGAATCAATTGCGTTGTTTGTTTCCCCAACATATTCTTTTTTGTAGTAATGCCTTTTTAGTGAACCAACTAAATCATATTCTATTACATATTCTTCTTGTTGAATTTTATAAACTAAATAATCAATATTATCTACTGTAACTATTTTGGAGCCTGATGCTCTTACAGGATAAAATCCTACAACATTCATATTTAAATCATTATCGTATATAGGTACAATATAGGCATTATTTTCTACAGTTAAAATCGTAACTAGCCGATATATAAATTGTTGCGTAGTCATTAATCTATTTGGTTTGTTCTGTAGTATTGCATTTATTCTATTATAATTTTTATTTCCATTAATTACTGGATGTAATTTGCTGCATTGATTCGCTATTTTATCAATGCAAGTTCTTGTTAATCCCATTTCGTATAAACCACCATTATAGCTCGTAAAAATGGGACTATATCCATTAATCATTTTGAAAGTATTTGTTAATTTTTTTATAT